TGCACGGTAATTAAGTGCATCAACAATACGTTCAAACTTCTTGTCGGTAATTAACTTATTGTTTTCTAGGGAACGGATCAAATAAACATACATAACTTTTTATCTCTCATTTTGAATACAAGTGTATTATGACAGATCAGGCAGTAAAAGTCAAGTCTAAGGGAACAAAGAACGTGACCAATCTTTCGATTCTGGTTCTAGGTCTTTGGGTAGGTGTTTACCGTGGATCTTACATCCGATAAAGGCATTATAGTAATCGTCACGTAATAGTACATCATGTTCAAACTGATACTTTGCCTCAAAGTAAGAACACTCTCCTTTGGTACGACATAGTCTCAGGATCTCACGTTGGAACGTTGCATCCCCTCGTTCGATCAATAGTTTAACTTCAGCTGAAGATCCGTAATAGTCTCTCCAGTCAGACTGGACTCTGGTTCTCTGTCTCCGTTTTCTTGTTTTGGTAACAGGCAGAATCTTAGGTTTCCAGAAGAACTTCTTACCGATATACTTCATACCATTTTGATCTGTCAATAGGTACACGAATCCTTGATAATCCTCAAGGAAACTTTCTTCGGGTTCAAACTCTTCTTTTTGATAATACCAAGTCATGGTACTATCTAGTCTTCATCTAACTCCACTTCTTCTACATCACATGGAGTACCGCACATTGGACAAAATGACGGCACCTCTTCGGTAGCCGTCACTTCTCGAACCACAGTTATACAGTCACAAACACCGCATACTAATTCATGCATTAGCGACCTCGGTGTTGAACATGTCTTCCCATCCCCATTCACCTTCCATTCCATTTACGGAATATTCGGTAACTCTTTTCTCAAAGAAGTTATCATGTGATGCACCGTTCAATACCCAGTCTAACCATGGCAGTGGATTGTCCTTTGCCTTGAATTTAGGTTTCATACCAAGTTGTAGAAGTCTACGATCTGCAATGTGACGGATGTATTGTTTTACATCTGCTTCTGTCAGACCTTCGATTTCTCCAGACTTATATGCAAGTTTGATGAATCGATCTTCTAACTTAACAGCATTCTTTGCCATCTCGTAGATCTTTGATTTCAACTCATCATTTACGATACGTGGATGTTCTTCACAGAACTCACGAAATAGTTTTGCATTACCCTGTACGTGCATAGTCTCGTCACGTATAGACCACTCAACAATTGTACCCATACCTTTCATCTTACCGAAACGTTGGAAGTTAAGTAACATCACGAATGATGCAAATAAAGACATACCTTCATTAAATACAGATTGTGCCAGTACAAGTGCAAGACCAGTATGCGAGTTGATATCTCCCTCTTTCATAAAGTCAATCTTGTCTGCCATTTCTTTGTACTCAAGGAAGGCATGATGTTCTTCATCTGGTAAACCAAGTGTATCATTCAATAGTGCGTATGCACGTTGGTGTACACCTTCACGGTTTGCAAATGAAGATAACATGTTACGGATCTCATTGTTCTTGAACTTTGGAATCAGTAACTCGTGATAGTTCTCACCCACCTGTACATCTGACTGTGTAAACAATCGTAGTACTTGGGTGATAAATTCTTTTTCTTGTTCAGAGAGTTTTGTTCTCCAGTCTTGGATATCTTCAGAGAGTTCAGCCTCATCTTCTACCCAGTGAATCTCTTCATGTTTCTTAGTCAGTTCTACTGCCCAAGGAAACTTGAATGGTTTGTATGTTTTTGAAAATTCTAGTAATGCCATTTATTCCTCTAATATTGTCTTGATGTACGGCTCAAGTTTGTTTGCTATTAATATGTTTGCTTCGTCTGTTGGATGCCAACAATCGGTAACGAAACGTTTATTTCTCGTTGACTCATTACCGAGCATTTGTCTCCACTCTTGGGGAATTGGTTTCTTTGATTTAATCAACCACGTCCCAGATATAATATCGAATAACGTATTCCAGTGATTACTAGGTTCTATGTAATCTGGATCATCTTCACGTATCCAACCCCTAAATTGTGTATCAAAAAAGTTGTCAATAAGTCCTTGATGATCAATACTGTTAGTCATCCGTAAGGGTATATTTTTCTCTTTACAGAGATTTTTTACTGTATGGTAAGAACTCATACTTAGTAGTCGTGCATACTGTGGATCATGCATTGTATCAAATGGATCAGGACTATCGGGATAGTGCCTCAACCATAATGGGTATTCCCAACCCTTAAATCGATGGTTCTCACAATTAGGATCTCTAACTGTCATTCTTACCATGTCACTCCACACAACTAAGAATGCATCATTAGATGTATCTTTCTCTTCAGTCCATCGAACAACATCATCCATTATAGCAAGATTGGAGTGACCTGCTCGGCCGATAAGAACCGTCTCGCAACCTAGACTTTCACCTAGTACCTTACCAAACGGCATCTCAGACAATGTACTATTGCCTGGCTTACCTCTCCAACCTTGTACATAACTATCACCAAAGATTACTAACCTTCGCACGCTCTACACTCGTCATCTTCATCGTTGTCGATAACGGTCTTGTTAAAGTATGCTTGTAGTTCTTCCCAACCACCGACATATTTCCCTTCAATATATATCTGTGGAACGGTTTTAACTTTACGACCAGTAACTTCAGCAGCTGTCTTACCTATGTCCGCAAGATCAATATAATCATATTGGACACCACGTAATTTTAACTCATCTTTTGCCATTTGGCAATAGGGACAATTCTTTTTACCGTAAACAATTGTACGTGAATCTTCTGCAAGTGCAACACGTTCCACTTTGTCAGATACATTCTCTGCACGTTGTTTTGCTTCGGTACGTAAATAGTAAAGACCTTTCAGGCCCTTGTCCCATGCACTATAATGCACTCTACTTACGTAAGACTTCTCTGCACCAGCAGGGAAGAATAGGTTAACACTCTGACCTTGACAGATGAATGGTTGACGTTCAGATGCGTGAGTTACAACCCACATCTGATCCAACTCTTGGGCAGTCTTGAAGATTGCCTTCTCACCCTCAGTCAAGAATGGTAAGTGTTGTACAGAACCTTTGTTAGTAATGATTGAAGTCCAGTTCGATTCATTGTTCTCACCTTTCTCATTAAGTAACTTGGTTAAGTACTTGTTCTTAACTAGAAACGATCCCGCTCTAGTTCTGTGTGTATATGCGTTCGCCTTCAACGGTTCAATAGATGGACTCGTTGATAGGATTACTCCACTGGAGGCGTTCGGTGCAATTGCCATAAGGTGTGAATTTCTTTTGCCTGATCCTTCACCGTCTGGATATTCTCCTCGTTCTTGTGCGAGTCGTTCTGTCTCTTCGTGTGCTCGAGAGTTGATTGTTTCGAATACAACTTTATTGATCTCTCGTGCGGACTCTGATTCCCATGCGACACCATGCTTCTGGAGTAGAGAATGGAATCCCATTGCTCCGAGACCGATCGAACGTTCTCGTGCGGCTGAGTATTTTGCTCTTTCAATCGTGTCTGGAGCGTTGTCGATAAAATACTCAAGGACATTATCAAGCATACGAACAAGATCTTGTACAATAGTGGTGTCTTTCCACTCATCATAATACTCCAGATTTAAAGAAGACAAACAACAAACCGCTGTACGTTCTGCATCGGTAGGTAGGTGAATCTCGTTACATAGATTGCTACCGTGAATCTTTAGTCCTTTGTCCTTTAGTGGTTGTGGTAGATCTGCGTTTGCAGTATCAATAAAGTTTAGATATGGTTCACCTGTACGGAATCGTGTCTCTAGGATACGTTCCCATAGTTTACGAGCATCAATAGTTTCTTTTACTGCGTTGTCCTTTGGATCACGTAAATCAAAGGATGTACCTTGTTTAACCGCTTCCATAAACTCGTCACTGATATTAAGTGCGTTATGTAGGTTCAATGCTTTACGTTGTACGTCACCTGTAGGTATACGCATGTTCAGAAATTCGATAACGTCTGGATGACTCACATCCATATAGGCCGCATATGAACCTTTACGTGTTTTACCTTGACGATATGCAATCATGTCCGCATCAACGGTGTGTAAGAATGGCATTGGGCCAGGCGCAATATCACTTACGGTACGCACATCACTCCAGTGTCCTCCGACACCACCACCATATACAGATAACCATCTCAACTCAGAAGAATGACCAATCAAACCTTCCAGTGTGTCAGGTACATAAGTTAAGAAACAACTGATAGGCATTCCTTTACTTTTTGTATTCTGACCATTAGGTGCATTAGACAATACAGGGGATGCAAACATAAACCATTTCTTACTCACATAGTCATACAGACGTTGTGCGAGTTCTGGATCTAGTTCTCCCTTGTATTTCGACCATGCTGTGGCCGCTCTTGCATATGCTTGTTGTGGTGAATCTTCATGATCTGTTAAGTAGAAATCTTTCAACATACCTACTGCGTATGAGGCGAGTAGGTCATCCATAGATTTATTAATTTTTACTTTCATTATTGTTTTTCCGTTTAACGATTTCCATAGTCGAAGATAGGCGCTTCTTCATTGAAGTCCACTTTCTCTATGAGTAGTTGTTTACCTGTTTCTTGAAATTCCCGAAGGGCCTTAACCATGTAGGTCATCTGGTCTTCTTCTTCAAAAATACCTTCCCACAACATGTGGTTCGTCAAAGATTGATCGTAGTTCTCTACAATAAATCTATGGGGGTGAAGGTATTTATCATCGCAACCATCTACAGGGATATAAAATAACCGACTGGTTTTCCCTGCTTGGTCGTAATCATCTTGCATCTTTCGAATCCACGCAGTGTCTTCACCTTCCTTGATGAAAAACACGGCGTCACCGTAGTCTATGAATTCTTTGCTCAATGTTATTCCTTTCTGTGTTAGTTTTAATTAGGGGGTATTATATCACTTTGAACGTGATTTGTCAATAGCCCTAGAACCAAACCAGAAAGAAATTATAGCTGCGAAGATCGCCTTAGTGTCATCATCCCAAAGGACATTCAAGGCGGCAGATAATTCTACACCTTGTTCAAGTGCATCTATTAGAAGAGAGACTTCTATAGCTGCAAATAGTCCAAAGAAACAATATGTGATTACAGGACGGACTGACTTCTGGAGTCCTGCCACGAATCCTGTTGATTGTGCGATTGCGATATCATGATCGATCAATCGTTGATGTTCGTTATCAGATGCTTGTTGTTCATACATCTTAACATCTTGGTCGAAACCCATCTTGCGGAGTTCCGCCATATGAGTCATCTGTTCTAATTTAAATTTGTTGTCTGCCTTCGTTTTGAAGTGATCTGTGATCGCTGGAACGACCGAACCACCAAAACCTAAAAGACTTCCTAATAATCCACTTACCATTTTTTACCTCACTTATTTGTTATTCGTTTTAATACCTTCTCGATGTCTTTACGTTTTTTCTTGCGGTCATATTTCTTACGCATGACCACCGTAGAAGAATCATCTCCTGCTCCGACTACAGAGCCTGTAGTTGTACCACCGAGTTCTTCTATAAAATCTTTAAAGTTCTTCATATACTTATAACTCCTCTTTTTCCAATAAAGAGACGTTGACCTCTTTTACCACATAGTTCCCAGTATATTTGTCAAACCAAGCACGATTGTACATTATATTCTTGTACCATCTATACCCAAAATCTTCTTGATTTAAATAAAACTTGATACCGTTGTATACGTCTAGATTTTCTGTGTTATCCACAAAGATATATTTTGGATTAGAACGTACCGCCATTGCGATATCATCCTTTACGTCTTCAAGTTCTTCTGAACCATTAAGAATAACCAGATCATATTTACCATACTCAGTAATATCTGATTGTAAGTTATATTCTTTACTGTTGACTATCTCGTATGCGAACTGCTCACCGAACCAACCGTTCATGAGTCTCATGTTTTTTAATGCACCTTCGTCATCATCAATTGCTTTATATCGGATACCACGATCTTGCCACAACATATGTAATGCAGTCATACCACTACCAAAACCAACTTCTAATACACGGTTACAATCTGTTGTTAGGAACAGTTGATCGAACATATCAATCGTTTTATTGTCGAATGCAGTATGATAGTATGTTGGATTGTCAGCAGTTAACTTATTGTGATATGATATGGCAGTATCCATATCGAGTTGTTTTTCGTTGTTGTTATGACTCACTTTATGTCCCCTGTCGTTATGAGTACATTCTGACCAGACCTTATGTGGAGTGCCTCATATATATTTAAACCAAGAATTTCCATAACTGGTGTACCATCGTTTACACGTATCCTATCGTCTTTACCTACAATCTCTAGACATTCTGTAGTCATACAATCGTGTTTCATTCGATAGACACCTTCGCCCAGTTTGTTACCCTCTACTATAAACCATTGAGAATCTTCTGCGAGAACATCTAAAATATCGATACCTGTCTTATCATGTATCTTCATGATTTGGTGATCACTTAGTTCACCGTGTTCTTTGATCAATGCGAGTGCAGCTCCATAACGTGCAACGACTGACTGACCGCCAGGCACTTTCGCCATGATTCTTTTTAAATTGAAAACAAGTCTATGAAACGCTGTGTAGTGTGATCGGTATGCTTCACGATCGTCCATACTATTAGTATTGAAGTCTTTATTCTTCTTACCGTCTTTATCGATGATACCTGCTTTGAACGCATCTGTATCTTCGAACTTAGTTACTAATAGTTTCAGAAATCTAATTGTATAGACTAGATCCGCTGCTGATTTTAAAATTCCCATGTTAGTCTTTTCTCAAAAGGTTTATCTTTATTTATAATCGGGCGATCTCACGTAAGACGTTTATCGCAACTTTATCCATTTTAATCCCAGTAAACTCGTCATTCTTCAATGCACGTAGATAGATTAGGAATGGTTTTAAGGTGGGCCAATGTTCTAATTGAATCTTCATTGCCAACATCTCAACACAAGGTTCGTTACCGAACACATTTAACAGAACAATCAGATGATTGAGTATCAGTCTTTCTGACAGATCTCCGCCTGCGTAGTATCTATTAAGTAATCTTTTGATATACTTGAATCGTTTTAGATCTTCTTGGAATTCATCTTCGTCAATGCATTTGGGGTTCTGATAATTCTTGGCCGCAAATAACATAAAGTTCTTTGGTGTTAATTTAATTTCAGTGTTATTCATAATTTTTAAATTGTAAGTTTTCAGCACTCTTATACCTTTCCACTAGGTTGTGCTTTGTAACCCAGTCCCACAAAGTAACTACCCACTCATGACTACTTGAAGAATGTAAATCTTCGGTAAGTCCTTGTTCTTGTCTACTAACTCCCATACTATCGTACATATAGATGTAAGTAGGTTCGTGTAACTCTGTGTGTCTACCAATATTTATCAAACCATTAACATGGTGTAGTCTCATCTCAAGAAACGCCATTGTATCTTCCCCAATCTTTAATTTATTGGTAAAGTGTACAAGTTCTGCTGACTTTCTAGAATAGAATACCATACGACTGAATACATCTTTCAGTTCACCGTTAGGTTGTCCCACTCCGTGATTCCATATGAAATGTTCCCATCTACATCTTGATTCTGCCCATGGTTTGAGGGTTTC